TGCCAGCGTATGAATTACTTCCTCCGGCTACTGTCTGGAGTGAGATGGTCCAAAAGCTTGCGGTTGCAAGCTCGTTCCCAGCGAACGCGCCTGCTCCTCCTGCGACCATGGGAGTGATTCTAAGCATTCGGCCCCGGCAGATTTCCATGCATCTTGATTGCCAACGCTGGGTTTCCTGCCAACTTGAGGATTATCTGGGGATCACCTCCAACTCGTGCGCTGACCCGATTTGATATCAGGATTATTTGATGCGGATTTCCTGCAATTGTTGTGTGTAGTTTTGGGTTGCCATCGACTTCAAGAAAAACGTTAGGAGATCCTAAAAAAGTGGCTATTAATTTTGCTAACCCGTCTCCCCTCCTGTACCCTATGCTATGTACGTTTGTCAGCATAGCCGCGAACCTATGGATACCTAGTGATCTAACGTTGATCGTAAATTGGTTTACCTGGTTCGCGAGTTGCCTTGGGAGAAACAACGCACGTTGCTGGATCTCTCCCGGTTCGATTGCGTTTGAAATAAATCTGTTGAAATTTTTGGGGGGGAGGTACACTGCGGCAAAGGTATCCGGCCTGCCAGCATATGCCGTTTCACCGGATGCCCATACCTGAAACGTTCCGGCAAATTCTTTATCGCTGGCAAACGCCAGTCCGTTCCCTGCATAAATGTTATCACCTCCGGCTATTGTTTGAAAACTGCCGGGGTAATCTGACATTTAGACGCCTACGAAAGTTATTTCCCAGTCAATTTGAAGGGTGTCAGCCAGCGTGACATTAACGGAGGGTGTCAGCTCGGCATAGGCAAGATTGTCGGTCCCGTTTCCAATCGCTGTCTCGTTAATCCCGTTCGCGTTCAGTGACCCCGGGGCAAAGATAGCCCGGTATTGTGTGACGTTGTCGTCGGTCGCGCCAAAGGCACCTTTCAATTTTGGATACGTCGCTTCCATGCCTTGCGCTGAACCAGTCGGCGTCGTCACCCCTGTTTTTGTTTTATCTTCTGAAACGAAACCTGTTCCAACTGTTATCTCCCCGTTTGCGTTATTGACTGCTGTCCGTGCCTGAGTATCCGCCATGGCATCGGCAATCAGCGCGTCACCTTGGTTGGTGACAATATTATGGATCACCGTGACCATCTTTTTCCCTTTCATCCTGAAAAGCTTTCTAAAAAAGCTTTTTGGATGCCGTTTCACCTCTCCATCTGGGGTGAATACTGTAGCGGTGACCTGCCCCTTCATCGTTGTGCCGTCTTTCATTTTGCTCCCTTTTTTTGGAATGGTGATTCTGGAATCTCAGAAAATTCTTTGGCGTTTTTCGCCCGGTTTGTTTTTGCAGATGAGCCATTTAAACCGCGGGCTTCACGGTCCAAAGTTGTAAGGCCCATTTCGACCTGTGATTTAACTGCATTCGCTGTTTTTTGTGGGTCGATATTCGGCATGGGTGCGCCATAAAGCTTGTGTGACATCCATGCTGCCCTCAGCCTTGGATCGCTCCAACCTGGTGCCATTGATCTCCCTGCCGCGATCTCTTCAGATAACCACGCCTCAATCAGTGGGGACTGAAAATCGTAATCAATTTCATCTTGCCAAATCTGAAGGACCCTCCAAAACATCATCATTGTGCCACGTGTCGCCGAAAAGTTGTTTCCAAATTTCATCAACAACGCTTCCAGCGGCATGCCTCCTGATGCTGACAAATACCCCGTGAACGCATCAACGAATTTGTCAAACGAATCAGATGGGGCTGTGTTTTCAAACGGTTTTAAATCAGATCCTTTTGTTAAATTAAAAACACCGACACTTCCAGGGACTCCAACTGCTGCTTCGGGCATGGGGCAATAATTGACGGATGGGCCTGTGTCTTCTGCTCCGAGTGTCGAGTTTGTTCCAAATTGCTGCGCCGCTGGTCCTGCCCCGAGGTCAATCCCTATCCCTTCAAACGGGTTTGGGGCGTCCTCATCTGTTGACGGCTTTGTAAACATCGCGATGTTGGACTGGTTGATCGCCTTTTTTATTTGAGCACTTGTGAAATCTGTTAGGTTCTCGAAATCCTGAATCATGTGGGATAATCGTGAGTACCCGCGGCCTTGCCCAGCATATTCAGGATTGAACCCGTGGATCATCATTGTTCTTCCAGATCTGGTTCCAATCCTCGGGATGTCGACGTCTTTGTATTTTACGACACCCGGAGCATTTCCTTTTTCCTGGATCCACACTTTGTACGATTTTTCTCTTCCAGCCGCATCACGATTAATCCCATCATTTGAATTATCTGAATAATATGTGCTCGTGTAGGCGTATCCTCTGATTTGATTTGGGTCGATGAACTCTACCTGGACAGGGTTCAGCAAATCTTTCCTTGGCGAATAGTAAAACCTGACAAAAATGTCATTGTCACGCTGCTGAAAAATCTCATATTGTCGCTGAATTTGGTATCCAGATAGCGTTTCTGATCTGTGGATTTTTTTCGATCTCATGAACAAGTCAAACCGCTGATTATGATCATCTGCCCATTCTTCTGCCTGCTCTTCTGTGAGCCTTAACAATTTTGCGTTTGGGGTGAATTCAGTAACCAGCCCGGTATCGACAACTGTGTCCGCCCACCTATCAACAAGGGCTTTTGCTTGTGGGCTTTCATGATATGCTTTCCGTGCACCCTGCCTAAGCGTATAATGATCCAGGATGAGCCCAGAACCAGGTGATGACATGCCGCCCAGCCATTTACTTCCTGAACTCCTGTATCCGCCGCTTGCTGGATTGTACGCTGTCTGCTGAACTTGGCTGCTCATTCCGAGCACGGCAATTGAAAGGCGGTTGAAATAATTATAAGCTGAAACCCTCGCTTTTTTAAACATTAATAAGTTCTCCGCCTTAAATTCATGTTCATCAACCCAGTCCCATTGAGTTTCCCCGAAATTCTCCTGATTTGTGACTCAAACCGGTCTATCTGTTCTCCCAGCTCTTTCAGGCTCCTGAATTTGGAGGATTGTCTGGCTTCTCCTGAGTCGAATGTAAATGCCTCTATTTCAATAGACCCGGCATCATAGGCCGTTTCCAATTTCAAAAGTTGGGCTTTCTTTTTTGCCAATTCCGCTTTGAGTTCAGCGGCCCTGGCAGGTGATAAACAGCTCATAGGCTCCTTTTTGGTTTTCTCAGGATGATATTGTCACTTCTTGTTGTTTGTCAATTTGCACTTTTTTCTTTAAGAGCTCTAAAACAAATTGGTGATTGACTTGTTGCAGCTGCAACGCGTTTGCTCCGTTGAGTTTTGCCGCTGCTTTGTATTCCATCACTTTTTGATCCAAATAAACATCACTCGCACACATATTGTAGACTCGCAGATCAAGTGGTTCATTCCTGCGATTGCTCGGACAATGAAAAGAACCATCCTTTCGTTTCTCTTCTGCTGTGAGTCCCAAAAAATATTTTTCAGGATAATCCACAGGGAAATCGCAAAAACCCGGCCTCTGGTCGTCGCCGGGGTGTCGTGGTATCTTGAGATTGTTGTAGATGTGCGTCTTGTAATAATTCGTCGATATATCAACCAAGGTGGTATCACCGCCTATTTTGACCATGCGGTACCGCTTGAAATTTGACGGTCCGGCTTCGTCTCCTAACTCGGTTTTCCTTTTTTTCAGAGCCGAAAATCCTTTGATTGGGAATGTGTTTTGCCAATTTGAGGTGAACCTGTAGACAACATCCGTCAAACTCCCGTCCCCTGAGTCAATGAAGATCAAAACTGTGGAATATTCAAAGCCATCTTTTCTTTTGAATTTAAAACCGCCATCCTCACCGAATTTTTTCAGTTCTGCCCATGCCCCGGCGTAGGGATCTCCAACTGGTCCAACAAAAGTATAATACTGGATCGACATCGTTCTGAATCCGGCACCATGGCCGCAAACCTCCATCTCCAATCTTGCCGGGTTTTTTGAATCAGAATTGCTGCCTCTTTGTACATCGACCGAGGCAGTCATATAGAGCACTCCATCGGGAACGGTCCCAGCCCTGTAACCACCTTTCAGTTCAATAACATTCTCAATCTTTGGCCGTGATCCACTTTCCTTAAATGGGAGTCCTAGGTACAGATTGATAAAACTTCGCATTCCATCAGGGGTTCGCAATGCTTTTTCATATAGCTCATAGATTGACCGCCATGGCAAAGCGCCGAGTGGAGCAAGGAGAGAATCCCAATGATAAGATCTTAAATAAGGGGAATTGGATTCAGCCGTCGGAATCCAAATTCCTCCACTGATCATTTTGCTTTTGTCATATTCAAAAATAGCATCATGACAGAATTCGCACTGGTAATAGACTTGGAGGAGTTTCCCGGCTTTTCTATCTGGTTTTAATCCATGCTGGGTTTTATCGCTGCCGAACCTGAGGACTTGTGGTTTTTCACAATACGGGCATTTGACATTGAATTTCCTCTGGTCCCCATCAAGATACAAGGGGAAAACTGCTGACTGCTCAAAAGTCGTAGGGGTTGAAATATCCAAGACCTTGCGGCGATCACCCCAGAAGTTTGTCCTTGCCCAGCTCACGTCTAACCAACTGCCCTCTCCTGTTGTTAGTTGCGCCGGGGCTCCATCAATCTCATCCCTGACAAGAATTCTTTTGTCTGTAGATCGCATCGAGCTTGCGGATTGAGCGGATGCCATATCCAACCGGCATCCAAGATATTCTTTTGAAAAAACCTTGTCTCCGGTCCGTCTTGATTTTTTCGAATTGTGTTGAGCATATATCAATTTTCGCAATCCATAGGAGTCAATTGCAGGCTCCAACCTCCTCACAGCCCACCGCTCTATCAGCCCCTCAGTTGCTGAAATCAATAATTGATCCGCTGGCGAATATTCCATATAATAGCAAAGCAGACACTCTGCCGCCATGGTAAATCCGCCCTGTGCCGCTTTCATGATCACCGTGTGTTGGATCGGCGTAAGAGGCGACATGTTGTTAAGAGGTTCCCGGAGATATTCCGAGTATGACAGATCAAGCGGACCAGGCCGTGGTGTGCCTGCTGGCATTATCCTGTTTGCCTCAGCGTGATCAGCGATTGGGAGGGTTGGGAGTTCGGAAGGAAAGTTTTCTATATTTTCCACCAGAAAATCTATCATCTTTTCCAGTCGTTTCCCAGTGATTCGGACAGGAGGTGGATTATTTGCCATTGAGTTTTGACTTGACTGTTTCTACAGATTGCCTTTTGAATTCGCCGAGCCCTCTCATAACTTCTTTGTCGATTTCTTTTGTTATCTCCAGGATTTTCACCTGATCCGTTGTTCCGCATATCCCGGCGACGATAGGTGACAGCCTTGTGGATAGCGGGAAAAATAGGTTGAGCAATACTGAAGTCATATCACCGAAAAGTTCACGCACGAGGCTTGTTTGTATGAGATCCCCGAGAAGTTCAGCGTTTTGAATGTTGTACTTCAACGTTTGCGCTTTGATCCGTTGCAATTCAGCTGCTGTTTTGCTTCCAAGTTCATCGTCAAGCCTTGGCTGCTGAACATGAATAGGCTTTTCTACTGAGTCCTGCTTTGGGAGTTTTGGCTTTGACGCGTAACTTTTCCTGTATGATGCCCGGCTACCCTTGTTCGCCTCAAGTGAGGCGACATATTCCAAATTTACGGGGTCCTGTTCGTTAATTCCTTCGGCTGTGCGTACCACTCTACCGCTTGCTACGGCCTGGCTGACCGCCTGTTTGGACACATCGTGTTTTTTGGCAAAGGCGTTTTGGGATAGCATTATCTATATTTTGCCAAAATTCCGGGGCAATCCTCCAAGATTATTTCAATTTTTGAAAAATCCAATTCTCTGATTTGGCAGATTTGAGCCCCATAGCCTGTGCGCATAAGTCGTTTAAAATCATCCGGATCCCGTTTCAGTAGGCCCTGAAGATTGTTATTCCTTTTTGTAAAATCCGTCGCACAATATTTACACCCCAGTTCAAGTTTAGTTCTGTTTATAGTGTGGTTTTTTGATTTTAGATAGGCGTACACGTCCTCATCCAGCCAATGTTGCAACGGGAAAAATTGAGTTCCTCGGATTGTTGGCGTTTTTCGATTCACAGAAAAACCGTAATCCACAAAGTGGAATTTTCTCCTGTGTGAATCACAAGCTTTGTTCCCCCAGACAACAACATCTGCTTTGATCTCTCTTGAAAATTTTACAGCTGGTTTTTCTTTGATGTGATAGCAACATAATCCTGATGATACCCTTATTCCAAGGTGCTTCCTCTTGTACTTCGGGCTGGACATTTTTGAGAATATCGGGAAACAGTTTCGTTCCTCCCAAATTTCCTCAATGTTTTCACTCGTTTTCCTGTGGTGAACAAAATCAGCTTTTTTGATCTGATCAACTTCAATCCCGGTTTCGACATACAACGCGCTAACTTCCTGCCCCATCTCATCGAATAGATATTTTATCACCCAAGAATCTTTCCCGTATGAAAACATCAACAATATCTTCTCATCGTTATCAAGTTTCTTGAATTCTGATATCGAGAGATCTATTTTTTTTCTTAATGGCAGGGCTTGAAGATCTTTCAAAATTGCCAGACGTTCAGGTGCCGCTTTTTTATTGAATGATTTCATAAACGATACCACGCTGATTCAGATTTTTCACAGTTTCATTTTTAAGCCGTGCTGGTAGATGTAGTAAGATTTTGATTATCTTATCAGTTGAATCCCCTCTGTGGTCCGTGTTTTC